TGCATTTACAGAGAGTAAGTTTCGTCCAGTGACAATCCCATTTGGCCTGATAACCGGTTCAAACCCGGATTTGCCGGAAAAGATCGTTCCACCGGAAATGGTATGGATTTTGTGATCACCGGAATCTGTCATCGCTGCATAATCATGCAGAGTTTGTCCGGATTCGAATTGAATTTTTGCATTTGCACTTGTTGCCATTTTTTATCCTTATGCTGAATATGTTGTCATATTAAAAATCGAAGTTGAAAATTTAATGGTAAAGCTGAGAAGAGCGCCACACCATGGTTTCTGCCCCTCGCCTATCTCGTAATCATAGCCGTTAAAAATTACATCTGAAACAGTATCTCCAAGATTAAAACTTGGATCATCAGAAACTTTAGGGTTTTTATCTGATCGACTTAGCGCTGTTACAACATCTGCCGCCAATTTTTCAGCCACAGTTGAGAATGCCTCGTCTCGTGTTTTGCCGTGGATCTCAATGTATAACGTGATAGATCGATTATCCCGCCCATAATCCCGATCATTTGAAATACCTGTCGGCCAAAAATTAATCGCGGGTAAATCATGCGATTTGAATGGTGTGAGCTTTCCACGATCAACACGTTTCACGGTTACATTATACCCGTTTGTTTCCGTGATATTGCCTAATCTTGTTTCAACTTCATCTAAAATTGATGTTACAGCTACGCTCATGATTCACACAATACATTTCTGAGTTTGTTTAAAAGTGTCGGAACTTCATCCTCTGCAGCATCGATCATCCCCAATCTTGCCGGAATCTTTACTTGTTTTTTGAGAGAAAACATCATCTGCCCTAACAAAAACACACCCCAAACACCGCCTTTTGTTTGTGTGATATACCCGCCCCGGTTAAAAACCTCTCTTGCCTGCAGGCGCGTTACGCCCGATGCTGTTTTATTCGCAGAAGTTGGGATGTTAAGATATGGGCCGCCTGGCACGCCCAAATATTTATCAATTGCTCGAACTGTTCCACCAAATTCGTGGATCGGAGCATAAATAACATCACCTCCTCCTACTACGGCTGCGGTATAAACAGAAGCGTTCAACGTACTCAGGCTTTTTCCGGAAACCTGGGACATGATAGAACGTTTCAAATTACCGGTCCTAACTTTCAGCTTATTGGTTGCGTTACTTTTTGTCTTTGTATCTGCTGCGAAAACAGCTTCTTGGAACGCTGTTTTCGCCTTATCAAAGGTATCGGCAGGTAGCGCATCGAGATATGCTTTAATTTCTGCTAAATTCGTTACTTCGACAGCAGGCATTCACCACCTCATGGGATGCATTTCGGACTGCAATAATCGTTTCACTTCTTTCAGTAACCCCATCTCAGGCCGGGAAACCGTACCGCCTTCCGTTGACACTGAAGTCGCGCCAATTTGATCTTTTGATTGAAACTCGTATGCTGTTTGCAACAATGCCGCCCTACTGATTGCGTCGGGAACGGTTGATATACCGCCTGTATATGTAATTTGAATTATTGCATTTTTGATAGACGTATACAGTTTGATTCCGTATACTGTGGTTTCGTAATCATCAGAAGAATACGTTTCCACATCATCAGTAATTGTAACGGTAACAGAATCAACGCTGGATACAGGAACAGCTTTTAATATAATTTGATTTGTAGGGATATTCCCGACAAAAATCGTTCTGGATCGTTCCTTGCTTTCCAGGTTTCTACCTGTGAAAATTTCAATCGCAGCCGTTACCGATTCTCGAATTAAAGCCAGCGATGGATAACTTGTGATCTCATCGCCTTCCAGATCAAGCAGCGCTTTTAAGTCGGCATATGAAACAAGTTCAATCGTCATTTTTTACGCCTTTTATATTTGCGTTTCAACTTTTCAGGTGTTTCGAGAATATCACCAATAGCAACTGTTTCCATCGTGATATCCTCAGCAGCAGAAATATCGATAAAAGTTTTTGCGAGAGCCTCTGGCAGATCGTATTCAACTCCCTTGCAAAATTCTTTCACCGTAAACCCATCGGTGCTGCCTTTTTGTGTTTTCAACATTTTTATTTTCATAATTCACCGTAAGCGGGAGGTGTTACGCTCCCGCAATCTGGTTATTCAGCAGCGATACTACGAAGCGGTCCCAGGATAGAAGTTACGCCAAAAACATTCGTTCCGCCTACCGCTACTTTCAGACGAGAATAGCGAGCTCTGGGATTCGGCACAGCAATAGTACCATCCCCTGCTTCCGTGAGAGTTATGGAAACAGTATTCCCAGCAGTGGTATCAGGCTCATCGGTCCAATCACTGTTATCATCGGAATACTGCAACGTCGCCACAAAAGAGGTATCGAATGTGCCGCATGAAATGAAAAAGGCAGCGGTATTTCCACTTGCATGATCAACAGCCGCTGTGTAGTACGTATCTACAGTCCTGGACAGAGCTGAGAGACCTTCGTCAATCGTAAAATTCGTGCTTGGATCAAATCTCATTTATCAAATTCCTTATGAAGATGAGGACAGCGCAACCGTCCCTACGTTTTCAATTACAGTTCCATTGCCATCGGAATCAAAATAAACGATGAGCGCATCGTTTATATCCGCGAAGGTAGCAACATCGTTGGTTCCATTAAATGTCCCGGCAGTCAGTGTCAAAGTGTGATCGTTATCAGCAGCAGGTTCAGCAGTAGCCTTCACGACGAACAACCCCTGATGATTACTTGCATCCGCAATGGTAGCTTCTATTGCCGTAGTATCGTGGTTTAGTTCAACGGATTGGACACCGGCCGTAACTGCGCCGGATTCTGTCAACTCCTGAACACGAACCGAAACATCACACGCGTTGTTCACTTCTGCCGCTGTTGCCATTTGTCCGTCGTTTTTGTTCAATTCATCAGCAGAAGCCGTGACTTGTGTCCCATTGATATATAACGATTGAGTTCTCACGACAGGTTTTTCATAATCGCCCATACGAATCCCTCCTTAAGACGCTGCGATTTTAACGCAAGCAAAAGCTTCGGGTAGCGTAACCTGACCGCCGAGCCGCTTCTTGATCAAGAAACCGGTCTGATCGTATTCCGCATAACGTTCAACCAATCGTTGAACCGAGATGCCTTGACGATCACGAATCTTGTAACCTGCCTTGAAATCACCAAAGACGATCGGGAAAGCGCCCGCTGCAATATCCGGCAATCCCTCTGGATTGATTACAGTTTTCCCGAGCAAGGTTGCAGGCTTGCCAGCCTGAACAGACGGCTGCCAGAGATAGCGACCCTCACCATCTTTCAAGAGCCGAACAATGCTTTCAGTTGTTGAGTTCATCGCCCAGATACCGTTTGCGCGGTATATCTTTTTCGGCATATAAAAGCAACCAATCAAGGCATCCACGCCATTGTTGGTAGAATCATACAACGCAGCAGCAACGCCCGAGGCTTCATAGTTCGCCTGAACGCGAGTATCAGAGACAATCCCTTTCGGAGAATCGTCCCCCGCACCGGCTGCAAAAGCAGTGTCTTCAGCTTCAGCAATTGCCCGGCTAAACGCGTCCGTCATCTCCCCGATGATATCGGCATCGGAGTCGTCCAGCGTATTGTTGCTGATCAGCGTCAACGCCCGCAGATCAAAGATTGAAATCCGTTCCCCTCCGGTATCAAGAGACTGCTGAGTTACGGCAATATTTGCCCTACCCCATGCTACGGAAGGCTTGGAAAGCGCACCAAGCACAACGACATCCCGCCCTGTAGTACCTACCTGGCATACCGGCCTGAGTTCTGCCATTTCAAAAGCATTCATGATAATTCCACTTTCGAAAGTTGGAGGGATTAAAAACCCGCCATCGGCATCAGATGTTCCGCCGAGAGCACGCTTTTCATCCGGCGTAAACAGTGCCTGTCCAGTTTCCCCTATACCGTGCCGAATGTATTTTTCAAAAGCAGCTTCGCGCAATTCCGTATCAGCATCTTTCCCATCTTTAGATTCCATCGCCGGTCGCTGCATCCGCTTTTCGATCTCTGCCATCTGTTCACGCATTTCAGTAATGGCATCATTTGCAGCCGTCACCTTTTCCATCGTTTCTGCTGATTTCTCGCCATGCCGTTTATCGGCTTCTTCAATCGCACGATCATTATAAGTCTTGAGCTCTTCAAACGTCGTGGCTATTGACTCTTGCAACTCTTTCAATTTTTCTTCAGACATATTTTTTACCTCAATTGATTTCTGAAATTTTCAATAAATGATAAAGTTCCCTCGATTGCGCTCGACTCATTAATATGCAAGAGTGCCGCGAATCGCATCTTTTCGGCTTCAGTGAAACCGCTTTCTCGTAATTCATCGCAAAGTGTCTCAACGGCTTTCCGACGCTCATCGTGGTGAGCAGTCCGAATTTCCTCCGGCAGTTCGGCCAACTTGCTTCTTGTCTCCATACTCAACAACTTACCAGATCGAAGATTCTTCAAATCATCTTCTGTAAGCGATGTGTTTTTTACGATATCCGGTTCAAGCAATTCTTTCGCCTGGTATTCAAGATCATTTTTTGATGATATGGATCGAATACCGGCTTCTTGTGCATCCTGCAACCAAGACAGATAAGCGCCGTGGAAATTGGATATAGCTGTATCCACCTTATTAAGCACTTCATCTTTTGATTGATTCATTCCTGACCAAAAAATATCATCCAGAGTCATGCTTAAAGCATCAAACAGCCGCCAACCCCTCGCCCTCAGATCATTCTCTGCAACCGTTTCGTTAAAATCATCAGTTCGAACATCAACGATTTTTGCCTGGGAATTAGCTTCAAATATTACCGGCCCGCATTCAAGACACCTGACTTCCGTGATTTCTCGAATACCGTCTTTCCAACCTTCCTGAATAACGTTGAACCCAAAGGAAAATGAATCGACATCGCCAGCTTTTACATGAGCATAGGCTTCACGGCCTGCGATAGTATCCATGTTAAACTGAGCACGCACAAAAGGCCCGTAATCATCCTCCCTCACTTCCAGGACTTTCCCTGCTAATTCTTCATGATTCCAAATCAATCGAATTTTCCCACCACGCTCTTCGAAAGTTTTTTTGAACGCGCCCTTACGAAACGTTGATTTATATGAATCGACGCTATCCCAGCAAGTCAAGTAGGCTTCGACAATACCCTTATCTGTAGCTTGCCTGATCTCTCCGCATGATCGCTGCTCGATTTTTGCGGTATCTGTTTTCATTTTTTTTCATCCTTTATACGGAATATGTCAGTGTACAGCGACAGTTTGCCCGTT